GAGTTGTCCCTACTTTTTCAGTCTATTATATGGAATATAAATATATATGTATATCTCTTCAGATGAAAATGGTTATCAAGTATAAATATCTCTTTTATGATACTATGTATTAGTTGGTAATGATTATCATTTACTTAAGGGAATGATAGTTGATTACTATTGATAATGAATATCATTTAGTTATGATAATGCAATTTATTTATTATTGAGAATGAATATCATTTTCATTTATAATGACAATGCAAATCATTCTCAATTAGACTGCAAGTGATAATCATTTTCATTTAGAAAAATTTTCGGGAAAAATTTTTTGGGAAGTTGGTTTTTGTTTTGTTGTTTTTATTTTATTTGTGGTGTTTGTTTCCCCCAATATCCCAAATACCCAAAAAACCACATAAGTGTATGTGATGTATATATTATAGTATGTATATGTACGGTGTATGGATGCATGACATGTTCGTTATGTTATTGTATAATATTAATATTATTAATTAATATACTGCATGTGAGTGCTACTTCGTAGCATACTGTCGTATTTGGTGATGCTGTTCTGCCTTCGTGAGAGCCATTTTAAGGCTAATGGAGGAGGCTCGTGGTGTGATAGCCTAACCAAGTTCAGACTCACTCAAGTTCATTCAACTTCATTCAACTTTACCATCCTCACCCAACTTCACTCAACTTCATTCAACTTCACTACCTCAACCTCATTCAACTTCAGTCAACTTCAGCCAACTTCAATATGGATATCCTCAAATAAAATAGAGTAGCCTTTATCAGGGCTACCCTTGTTCTAATCTAATCCAAATATTCTATTGTAGATTCTTGTTCCTAGATTCTCTCCAAGTTCATCTATTAATATTTCATCTATACTGTCTAAAACCTCTTGTGCTTCATGTAGTTCTTGCTCAAGGAATTTAACTTCATCCTTTAGTTCTTCATTCTCTCTGTGTAAATCGCATAGTTCATCTCTTAATATTTCTAATCTTTCGTTCATTCTCTTTTCTCCTTTAGTTACCTAACCATGCATTCATAGTAGCTAATGTACTGTAAGGATACTCAAGTTTTCTCCTGTTAGAGTATTCCTCGTCATTCTCCTTTAAGTACATATCAGCCACATAATCAATGGTTGGTGTATTATATATCTCTAATATTTTATTGTATTCCTCTGATTCTCTTAAAAATTCTTTGTATAATATCATTTTATTATTCCCCCATAAATTTAATTACAAGGGAATAGGTGAGAGTATTTCTATTATGCTGTCATAACTTTTATAAAATTCACTATGTAGTTTAGTGTATATTCCTCTAATATATCAGAACCTAATTCTTCTCGTAACTCACCAAACCAATCACTCGGATGTAATGCTATATCCTCTAAATTCTCTATTAATTCTACTAATCTAGAAGGTGAAGATAGTTGTTCCATAGTCTCTCTATCTTTTCCTGATTCATATATTGCTAGATACACCACTAAATCTAATATTGTATCTTCTATTGATTCAGCTACTTTAGGCTCATTCTGTTTTAGTGCCAACTGCTCTATTCTATGTATCTTATCAGCCATTCTAACAAGGTCTGCCTTCTCCCCAAGGATTAACCTAGTCTTGTCCACCGAATTACCGTAGTCTCTGTTCTTTTGTAAGTAAGTTAAAGTTCTATCGTATACAAATTTATTTATATTCTTCATATGTTTTCCCCCAATTAATTAATATTAAACTAATTTTAGTTTATGTAATTTCTCTGATAATTTTCTTTGTAAGTACAACATATCAGCTATTGCATGAAAAGAGCTTCTCTGCTCCTCGGCTGTCCATTCAGATGCATCATTTACTGCATCTAACCTACTAGATAACTCTTCCATATCTTCTACTATCTCTAACATTGCTTGTAGTTGCATCTCATACTCTTCAATACAAGCTAACCACTCTCTATACATTAGCTACCTCCTTGTCTGTTGAGCCATAACCTCTCCTATCAGCGTTACCTAATGTAAGAACTTCTTCTATATCGTGTACATCCATATTATTCATTACCCTAAATTGCAAGTAATCTTCCCCTAAAGTTATGTAACCATCTCTAGTAGCGTACATCATTGCCATCCACTCATCTGTATCTCCACAATAATCATGGTCAATTATCCCTACGCTGTTAGTCATTATTAATCCTGTCTTCCTAAATGTAGATGACCTTGGTAGCAATTCACCGTATGTACCTTCAGGAAGTTCCATTGCTAGTCCTGTATGAAGTATAACTACATCTCCTTTAGCGTATGCTACTTGCTTTTGAGATTTGCTACTTGTTATATGATTATATGAAGTGTTATCTTGTCCAACAATTTCAACTACAGGTACAGCTAAATCTATGTAAGCTGATTTATTTATATCCCCTTTTCTAGTAGGTATCTTTGCATCTGAAAATAATCTTTTAACTTTTATCATTTTATAAATCCCCCTTATATAAATGTTTGTAAATTGTATCTGCTACTGAATGTGAAGGTTTCACTAGCTTTATACCTTCCTCGTCGTATAAGTCAAAGTAATCTTTTACTATGTGCTGATAAACCATATGTACAGCTTTACATTTTCTTAACTCACCTGCACTAGTCATACCGTAGTAAGTATCTTGTGCTTCATTGTACCATATTCTTATTTGTGAGCCTTCACCTGTTTCAGAGTCTGCTCCCCACACGAATATGTGAGCTAGTTCACCTTCTTTTAACCACTTAAGGCATTTATTTACTTTTCTCCTGAATGAATACTCGTATTGTAATTCACTCTCCATTAATTGAATAGATTTCATCTGTATCATCTCCTTTACAATACATATATTACCACATTATATATTTGTCTGTCAACTATTTTCAAAAAAAAATTAATAGATTTTTATGTTATTGAACTCTTCATCTGTTAAGTCGTTTATATCCTTCTTACTAACAGGGAACTTTGTGTTATAGGTAGATATTCCTTTTATGTATGTACATAGATTCTTCCACCCTTCTCTACCAGCTTCATCCCTGTCTAACCCATCAATTAGTCTTCTTACTCCAAGGGTTTTTAGTATGTGTAGTTGTGCTTTAGATATATGTGAGCCACCTATAGCTACAGCATACTGACCTCTAGACCATACTGTTAGGCAATCTATTTCAGATTCACATATCCATACAGGGTCTTCAGGTTGCCATCCTGATTGTAGTAATTCATATGCTCCATAAAGGTATGTAGACTTCTTTGCTCCTGTAGCATTAGCAAATCTTTTGCCTTGGATGCTCCTTGTCTTGCTACCGATGTATCTGTTCTTTAAGTCCCTAACATAGAATACTACCGAGTTAGTCATTTTATCGTACCCTACAGGGAATATGTTATGTAGTTTATTTGCATCAACACCTCTACCCTGTAAGTAGTTCCATGCTGGTGCATTTACTTCTATATATGGTGCTATTGTATTATATGGTATAAAGCTACTTTGTGTAGTATCCCTATCAATACCGATATCAAGTACCCTACCACCACTATAAATAAAGTGTCCTACTAACTTCCTATAGGCTTGACTATATGATATATCGTAACAATCACTAACAAGTGTAACTATATCTCCCTTATAGTCACAAGTGAAGCAATGCACTACACCTGATTCCTTGTTTATACCAAGGGAAGGAGTTTGCTCCATTCCCCCTTTATGTATTGGGCATGTACACATGATATCTGTCTCTAGTTCATTTACATCCCTTAATAATCCTGTATCCTCTTGTATCTGCGATACAATGTCTTCGACATCTGCTGATATTACTACTTCTCCAATTTGTAACATAACTCAATTTCCCCCTATGTTAAAGTATATCGGCTATTAATAGCAACATACCTAATATTGCCATAAACACAAAGTATATACTCCAAGTTATTTGGAATATAATATTGTTATTAAACAATAAAGCTATTGCTAGTGTTGACGCTAAATACATGACTGACCCTATTATCATTAGAAATACCATATCATCTGATTAGATGACCCTCTCCACTCTAGTGTACTATCCTTTAGTTCTTCTTCATATCTACCATCTACCATGACATCTATATAGTCGAATATTTCCATCTTGCCTTGGTCAACTAACTCGTCATAGTAGTAACCTGTATATAACCAAATGTTTAAGTCAGGTATTTCCTCTTTTAAGCGTTTACATAGCTGTAATACTTCTTCGTAGTTGTAGTCTGTTAGTGGCTCACCACCTATTATAGTTAGTCCTCTTTTTACACCTGTAGTTAGTGCATCCACTAAATATCCATAAGTCTTGTTAGTGAATAACTTACCATTATTTCTGTTCCATGATTGTGGGTTGTGGCATCCCTTGCAATGATGCTCACATCCACTTACCCATAGGCTCACTCTTAAGCCTTCTCCATTGTTTATGTCTGATGTTTTAATGTCTAAATATCGCATTATTATTCCCCCATTTGTATAAATTTATACCTCTGATACTATATTAACATCAGAGGCATTTTTTGTAAAGTGTTATTTCATTAAATTTTAGTTAAAGTGGTCTACCCTTTTTGAGATTTCGTCATACTTTCCTCTATTGACCATATTCTCCCCTGTATCAGTAGAAGTATAACCAAGGTATCCACATATTCTATTTATTGATAATATGTTTGTGCTTCCACACTTTGGACAAGTTCCCTCTATCTCGTCTTGGTGTCCACATCCTAAACAAGTATCAAGTTGTAGGTTTATTCCATAATATAATCCAAGAGACATTGCATATCTAACACAATCCATTATAGCCTTTTTATTTTTAGTGTGTGGGTACTCGTTATAAACTATTCTACCACCTGTAGCTATATTAAACATTGGAAGTTCTAGTCGCATCTTTTGGTCTACATCTAATTTAGCATTTACATCCATATGGAAGCTGTTAGTGTAGTATGCTTTATCAGTTACACCATCTATTACACCGAACTCTTCCTTGTCATTCTCTAGGAACTTATAGCATAAACTTTCAGCAGGTGTAGAGTACATTGCTAACCTTAATCCTGTTTCCTCTTTAGCTTTTTGTATTAATCCATCTATATGTTCTAGTATATGTACTCCTAAACCATGATTCTCGTGTAATTGTAGTCCTGTTAGAGCCTTTACAGTTTCATCTAGACCTATATATCCTATAGACCAAGTGAAAGTGTCTATAGCCTTTTCTATCGTGTCCTCATAGTCTAATTGGATATGACATCCACCATGTACAAAGAATAATGGATTAGTTTTAGCTTTAACTTTTTTCATTCTGTTATATGTGAATAGATGTACCTTCATTGCCTTATGGAAGTTCTCATCTATTAACTTGAAGAACTTAATTAAATCACCTTCAGCCTTTAATGCAAATCTTGGTAAGTTTAATGTTACTGCTCCACAGTTTCCTCTACCTAGGAATACAGACTCTCCTTCTTCATTTTTATATTCTGAAAGGAACGCTCTACATCCCATTGGAGATATAGCTTTACCTGTTCTGCTGTAAACTTCTCCAAGGTATCCTTCATCTAATGATAAATAGTCAGGATACATACATTTACTCGAAGTTTGTATAGCTTCAGAGAATATATGCTCATTCTCCATACCTTCTCCATGTAACTTATCAGTATATAGGAATACTAATTTAGGGAATACAGCTGGAACTCCTGTAGTACCTAATCCTGCTCTCCTAACTTGTAGTATAGCTTTTGATACCATTTGACCAAACTTACTTGTATCTAGTCCAAATGTAAATGTTATAAATGTATTATTAACCATATGTAATGAATGCTCTATAGACTCCATACCTTGTACTAAATCTTTCCAAGTCATTTCATTAGCAAACTCGTCTGCATCTATATCTGACCCTGATACCATCTCATAGTAATTTACCCAAGTTTTCTTAACATATGGAGCAAGTATTGTATCTATTTCAGGAACAGTAAAACCGCCATATTGTTGTAATCTAGCACTATTCATTACATCCTCTAACATAGAACAAGCTGTACGGATGCTGTTAGGCTCTTTGTAGCTAACTCCTTTATATGTAAAGCCACCCTTTAATACTTTCCCCATATCGAATAGGCAACAGTTTATAGAGTTGTATAGTCTGTCTCTTAAGTCATGTATGTATATGTCCCCATCTTTATGTGCTTGTGATGCATCTTTAGGTAGTTCATAGTCTAACATATTTCTAACAGAGAATATTTCTCCTGACATAACTTTTTGAGCATCTATTAAGTAACTATCTCTATTAGCATTTTCTGTATCTCCTGCATGAAGTAATTGCTCTGTATCCCTTAACATCTCCTCAAAGTGTTCCTTCATTTTCTTTTTATATCCTCTAAAAGAGTTGTATTCTTTAGCTAGTGCAGGATTGAATTCATATAATGCTAGTTCAACTTCTTCGTGTAGTTCTGATACATATATATGAGTTATTCCTCCTGCTGGAACATTCTTTAATATTCTCTTCATTACGAATTTAACTATCTTATTCTTTTGTATATCGTCTAATTCTACATTACTTCTTAATGCTGTCTTTTCTATAGCCTTTATTATCTTATTACCATTGAATACTTCTGTAGTCGAATCCTTCTTTATAACTTTTATCTGTTCGTTTACCATTTTATTTTCCCCCTTTATAAAATTCAATAATAGTTTCTGCTAACTTGATAGCATTTTCCGAATTTATAATTACACTTACACTCTCATCAAAATCTCCTTCAGTAAGTTTAATAAATATTTCCGACTTACTTATAATTATTTCGTATGTATCTGACTTAAAATCTTCACAGTTACCTTTTACAACAACTTCATCTAATCTTTTTACTTCCATTTTATTTTCCTCCCTAATTTAAAGTAGTAAGAATCGGATATTAGAACCCGAATTCTTCTCCCATTTGTTCTAGTTCCTCTTCGTTAAGCATAGGCTCGATTATACCTTTGTCTATATCCCACTTAAGTAGTACATCAACATTTCTACCACCGAATCTATTCTTCTTAAGTGATAACTTCAGGATGCCTGAATCATATTTCAAACTAACAACTCTAGTAGCATCTTGAACGATAGCATCTGAATACTCTACATGGTGTAGTTGTGGAGCATCCTCTTTAGCTTTTTTATCCTTTTCAGCTTCTCTGTTAGCTTGTGCTACAGTTATAAAAGGTATTTGTAGTCTTTTACTAGCTAACATTATGTCTTGTGATATATTTGCATATCTAGCTGTTTTATTATCAGTTTGTTTTCCATCATCAAGTAAAGATAATTGGTCTAGGAAAACTATGTCTATGTCTAGTTCTTCAGCTAGTGCTTCTATTTGTGCTATAGTAGGTTTCCTACCACCAAAGTCTTGTGGTGTTACTACTGTAAACCCATTACCTTCTGATAGCTTATAGATATACTCTAAATATTCATCTTGTAGGTCTTCACTACCCATTAACATTGCTGTATTTGAGATATTTTTATAAAGTGTATCAAATCTGTATCCCATCATAAGAGCAGACATCTCACCAGCGTAATACAGCACCTTCTTGCCTGATTTCCATGCTTGTACAGCTAAATATTCTGCTATCCATGATTTACCTTCATTAGTTCTAGCAAATAACACTACATGGTCTTCAGGAAGCCATCCAAATGTTGCAGAGTCTAATTCAGGCACACCTGTAGTTATACCCAATAAACCACCTGCTGAAACTCTATTTTGATAGTCTTGGTATCTTTCTTTAGCACCTGCTACTATATCAGTACCTACGGACTTTCTAAATTGTATTGATGACCTAACATCTTGTATTGCTCCCATTATATATTCAGTAGCATCTACAGAGTCCTTTTGCATCTTGTCTCTAAACTTGTTTACTATAGGCACTACTTTTTGGAATAGTGTTGCTTCTCTTATCTTATCTGCTAAATATGTAGCACTTTCCTGTACTTCAAATATTGGAAAATCTTTAAAGTTATTACTGAATGTAACAACATCAGGAACTACACCGTATTGCTCCTTGTGGTTTATTATAAAATCGATATGCTCCTTGTTAGATAAGAAGTATGAAGGTTCTATACCTTCTTTATTTAGAATGTCTAATGACTTGTCCTTTAATATTTTATTGATAGCTTGAATTTCTACATTATACATAACTCGTTCCCCCAATTATTATAGTGTTCTTCTGTCTGCACCAACTAATTTTATTTGTTCGGCACTTCTAACTCTAGATTCTATTCTAGACCCTAATCTATCTCCTAACTCGAATGGTGTCAAGTTAGAAGTATATATAGTAGATAACATATTTGTGTATCTATGATTTATAAGGTCGTATAACCTCTCACAAACGTACTCACTTGGTCGTTCTGCTCCTATATCATCTAATATAAGCAACTTACAGTTCATTGCATCCTCTCTTAATCTAGCTATATCCTCACTATACTCTGTATATTGGTTTCTCATTGCTTCAACGAATAGAGATACATTCAGGTATAACACCTCATGTTCTAAATCAGATTTTGCAACTACTTTTCTTATGTACTGATTCATTATCTTACTAGACCAAGTAGTTTTACCATTACCTGTATTCTCACTATAGATGTATAAGCTGTCTCCATTTTCAACTCTATCAACTACGTTATCTAAATAGTCCTTTAACTTCAGGAATGCTTCCCTGTCTATTTGTTCAGGTCTTAACGGTATGTTGTATCTATACCTCATTGGTAGGTTAGATTTACTATATAATGTATTCAACTTCCACCAAAAATCACATCTTTCAGTACATTTAGCTGTACCATATCCTTTACAGTAATCTTTTGCATAACATTTCTTTGTACTCATAACTCACATCTCCTTTATATTTATTAGTATACCTCATCTACTAATTGGCTGTCAACTAATTTTTGTTGTCTTACTTCAGACGCTCTCAATGCTTGTTTTATCTTTGGCATTGCGAATACCATTCCCCCCCATGTAGGAGATAAGTAGGTAGCTGTCTTAACTTGCTTCTCAAAAATTCTTATATAAGTATAAACTAATACTAGTTCATCCCTTCCAAATGATTTATTATTAGGAAATACCTTCTTTATAGCCTGTTGGTCTATTTGAAGTCTTGTTGAATATGCATAACCGAACTCGTGGCAAAAATGCTCAAAAGCATATGCAAACTCCCTAAAATTATACGAATGTTCTTTATTATTTATCTTCTCAACCACTTCAGCCATTATATCAGCCTTTGTTTTTGTAGTTCTTCTTACTTGCTTTAAAGTAAGTTTATCACCGTTTGTTTCTACTGTATAGTTTTTAGATACCTTTAAATCTTTGTAAGGCTCTAATAGTTTTATTAAATCTGCAACGTTCATTTGTATTCCCCCATTAAATATGTATCCCCCACAAGTGGGGAGGAGCATTGCTCCTTTTACTATATTACATCCTCGCACCAATCATCATCAATTATAAATTCGCCTATAAGACCATCTTTAACTTCTTTACCATCACATTGTGTAACCCATGTTTTTAATGAAATTTGTACCGATAGTGTGTCAAGATGTGATTGTATATATGGGGCTTTTAAATATAATTCTTTTCTAAATACCTTCATAAATGTTACCCCCTTATCTTTTTAACTCTTCTTACTAACTCTTCTTCTAATAATGCTTCACACTTTTGGAACTGCTCCATTATTTCTGATTTCTTTAACACCGACTCTAAATCAGTATTCTCTAAAACCATACCATTATCTAGTCTAGTCCAAGTTCCGTTTATCTCAACTGTCATACCTAGTTTAACATCTAATTGTTTTATCTTAAAAGCCATCTTACTTTTCCTCCATTGATATAAATTTAGTTGCTTTATTCTTCATTATGTACTCCTTAAAATGATATTTTTATTTAATAATTTCTGCTATTTGATTATATATATCAATTAATAATTCATCAAGTTCTTCTCTTTTATTGTTTAATTCTCCCAAGAATCCATTATATTCTTCCATTGAAAAATACAATAAGAATTGTTTTAATAACTTTGATTCTTCATCTGTTAGAACTATCCTAACCATAACCAACCTCCATTTAATTAAAAGAATTATTTTATTTAGAATTTACACTCATCAAAATACTCTATGCTATACATAGCAGTATGACCTTCATACACTTCTACCGTAATCATATCGTGCGAATTAACCTCTAATATTTTATATCTTTGTCTTTCTTTTAATCCGAATTCATCTGTATTAGCAATTACATAATCACCTACACCAACTTCTACATTTTCTAAATTACTATCATACATATTTAATATTGCCTTCATAACTTTCATTTCTCCTTAAAATGATATTTTTATTTATACATAAAGTAGCATATTATCCAGCTAACTACTCCACTTATTGTTACTGAAATTAAAATTTGCATTAAATCAATCATAATCTCTCCTTAAAAGAATTAATTTAATTAGATTTAACTATTCTAACTTTCTCCATGATTAGTCTCTCCCATTGATATAAATTTAGTTGCTTTATCACAAGTTATTATGTTCATTAATAAGGCTGATATTGTAGCCATTCCTGTACCTTTAGTATTTGGTGTGCATTTTGTGTGTGCCTTAAACTCTTCTATATCAAAGTCTTGAACTTGTCTACCATCTTCGTACCTAAAACCTACTCCTATAATTGCTTCCACATTCATACATTCCATAGGATTTAGTAAACTTCCCATATCTCTCCCAACACAACTAACTATAATATCTGAATGTTGTACTAGTAGTTGCTTATACACTAAATCAGTTTGTGTATGTATTTTAACTACTGTAGCACCCTTATGCTCTAACATTTTAGCTAGTGGGTCGGCTACTAGTTTACCTCTACCTATTATTGTTACTACTTTACCTTTAACGTCTATTTCATGTTCTTCTAGTAAGAAAGCTACTCCTAATGCTGTACAAGGTCTTATTCCCATGTGGCTACCATCATACAGTAAACCTTGGTTAATAGGATTTAAACCATCTGCATCCTTTTCAGGACTAATTGCTGAACATAACCTATCAAAGTCTAAATGCTTGTACACAGGTGCTTGTACCATTACTGAAGTGTAGTTGTCTTGTACGTTTAATATGTACTCTTCTAACCATTCTTGAGTTATATTTTCTTCAAAAGGCATTACATCACATTTGATGCCTACTCTCTCACAAGCCTTTTGTTTCATACTAACATATCTATCAGAAGCCATATCATCTCCTGCTTTTATTATTAATAGAGATATTTCTCTATCTTCAGGTTTAACATGTTCCTCTATGTATTGACTTACATAAGTCTCTATTTTGTGTTTTACATTTGTTGCATCTATTAAAGTTGCCATATTTAATTACCTCCAAAATTTTCTTGTTCCTTATTACATTATTAATATTACATCATATAGAATTGTCTGTCAATACTTTTTATAAAATATTTTTTTTAAAAGTTTTACTAACGTAAAAAGAGTTAGGCTTTTACCTAACTCCCCTTAAATATGTATGTATTCTATCTACCTTATCTTCATCTCTAGTATAGTCATCACAAAGTTCTAGTTGATGCTTTTGAGAGTCAGATAGGTTGCAATGAACTGTTTTACTTTTCTTTGTATTGTATTCTCCATAGTTGCAAGTAGCACAACAGTTTACTATCATACTATTTCACCTCTACTTTTGTAGCGCTAGCTAATGTACCTGCTATTACCCAGCATAACGCTTGTGTAGTATCATGTTCTATTAGTTGTGTTATGATACCCGTTACAAAACACACTAACCCTACTATAGTACCAAATACATCTATTGCTTTATTTACTTTTGCTTTATCTAATTTCTTCATAATTTCCTCCTATATAAATGGATACTCGTATCTCCATCTAGTTCTCTTTTTAGTTTGGTTTATCCTTTTGCAATTATCTCTAAACCATTGTATTGGGATAGATTTGACTCCTTCAAATGCCTTTTCTAGTGCATCTCCTGCTATTATATAAGTTTCATCAAATGCCCTAAAGTTAATTATAAAATATGCATGAAGTCCTAATTTAGATGCTTCTGAAAGTATAGCTAGTTGGTGTTCTCGTATATTAGCTTTTGGAAGTCGTTTCTCTTTAGTGGTCTTTAACTCTATCATATAACCAGCTACCTTGGAAACTAGTACATAATCGCATGGATTCTTACCATATCCCTTACCATCCTTTAGTCTAATCAGAAGCATATTGTCAGGACAACTGTTATAGAAGTCCTGTTCAAATATTTTCCCAACCTTGTTACTAACATTCGCCATTTTTGATACCTTCCTCTAGTTCGTCTATTTCCTTACATATAGCCTTGTAGGTACAGAACATACACTCTGACTTATCAGAAGGCGGTACAATCTCCTCTTTAACACACTTGTCCACTAATGCAAGTTTATCTATTACCTGTTGTTTTACTTCTTCAGGTATCTTGTATAATATTGGGTAGTGGCTAGTGAAGTCTCTATCTTCATAGAAGTATAGTATATGGTCTACTCCTAAACATAATGCATATGCTGTAGCCTGTAGTATGTGTGGTCTTAAAGGTTTCTTATCTTTTCTTATACTAGCAAGTTTCTTGCAAGAGGTTGTTTTAATCTCAAAAATGGCTCTAATACCATCCATTTCAACAAGCCCATCTGCTTGGAAATATAAGTTATAATCATGGTTTACACACCTCGCTTCAGTTTTATCCTCATTCCAATGTAAGAACTCTGACTTTATACCTTTAGCTTGTGCATCTGCTACTGCTGTAGGTATGTCTATGTTCTTTATGTAACCTTGTTCTTCCATCTTGAATAATACATTCTGTATTCTCTCATGCCTATCTGTGCCTGATTCAAGTATTCCTACAGAGTTATATACCCAAGGGTCTTTCAGGTTTACTTCATCCTTTGGGGCATGAGTTCTCTCAAAGAATATATTTCTAGCACACTTACCTAATGAACTTGGTCTTGTGTATGCTGATGGATACGGTTGATTCTCTTTACAAGTTAATAGTGCCTTATTGTATAACTCTAAAAACTTACATTCAAATGCTCTCGGACTTGAGAATTCTTTTATTAAATTATCTAATGTACTCATTTAATTCTTCCTCCATATCTTCTAATATTTCCTGTAGCGTATGAAGGAACTTTACTCCATCTGATATTGTTAATAGAGATTCTATTTTAGGGATGTACTTTTGAACTGCTTCTTGTCCCCCACATGCTTTTAGAGCTTCTAGCCCTAACTTGATTGATGTTACAATGAACTCTTGGTCTTTGTCGGAAAGCACTATATAATTACTCATACATAGTTTCCTCCAATCTTGTAAAAGTATTGTGTACCTTTTCAATCTGTAACTCTAATGCTGTTCTCATTTCTGTTGACACTCCCTCTTTAGCCAACGTTTTAAAGTCTACATATAATTTACCCTCTACTGCTATTGCTTTTTCAAATAATCTTATCAAGCCTTGCATATTTTGCATTACCTCAATAAATAACTTGTCTGAATTCATGTTGATTCCCCCTTTATTTAATATAGTATAATATTACCATAAATAAAGGAGGTTGTCAACATTTTATCTAAAATTTATTCGGATTATTCCGAACATTTCCTGTCTTTTCTTCCTGTCCCTAAACAAAAACAACAATCTTCTTGCTGTAGACCTAACTTACCTGTCCCATCACAATGTGTACATATTGGAGATTCGTTATGTTTTAATTCATTAGTACAATCATCACCTGACCATACTCTAGACATTTCCACATCACACTTTTGTTTTGTTCCTAATAGATTCTTTGCAGTATCCTTCATTACTTCAGGAAGTAGTTCTGCCATCTCAAGTGCAACTTCGTCTCTACATTCTATAACCATTTCATCGTGGATAGTCATTAATATCTTACCACCTAGTTCTTGGAATCTAGGGTGATTGTATAGGTTTACCATAGCTAGTTTCATTACATCAGCACTAGAGCCTTGTATACGAGCATTTAGACATTGTCTACTAGCTTCTTGGTATAAGTAGTTCTCCTTGTCCAATTTCATGTTAGGAAGTCTTCTTTTACGACCTGTTATAGTACATACATACCCTAACTTTTCAGCCTGATACATACTTCTAGTTATTATCTCCTTTATAGAAGGGAATGATTTGTAGAAGTTGTCTATAAGGTCTTGCCCCCATTTAGCATCTTTACCAAACTGTTCTGCTATTGCTCTAGCACCTCTAGAATACATTATACCTAACAGAACAGACTTTGTTTGAGTTCTTCTGTCTTTACCTTCAGGTTGTTTTTCTCCTGTTACAGGATGGAACTCTAGACACTCTTCATAAGGCATATTGAATATTAAACTAGCCATAGATGCATATATGTCTATACCATCATTAAAAGTCTTTAGCATTGTAGGGTCTTGTGATACTGTTGCTAGTATTCTTGGCTCTATAGCACTAAAGTCTGACCCTATGAATACATGCCCTTCTCTTGCTCTAAATATCTTTCTTATATCCTTATTTCTAGAAGGTATCTGCTGTAAGTTTATTTTGTGTATAGGATGACTCGAACTAAATCTACCTGTCTTTGCTCCTAATTGATTAAAGTTTGTGTGTACAGCATTTGTTTTAGGCTCTCTAGCTTCAGGAATCTTTACTATAAACGAAGATACTAACTTCATAGTTTTTCTCCACTCCATAAAAGCCTTTAGGAAGTCCTTCTGTCCTTTACTAACCTTATCACTATCTAACCACAGTTGTTGTTGCTCCTTACCACAAGACATTGGGTCTCTTCTATATAGTTTTGGGAAACCTAATATATCAAAGAATAAATACTTTAGTTGTGGTGCTGAATTGAAGTTTATCTTGTCTTGGTATTCAGTACCTTTAAGTTTCTTGTTCTTTGCTTGTTTTGCTATTAGCTCTTGTAGTGCAGGATGGTTTTTAACCTTGTTACCAAATCTAGTATATATTACATCGTATAGGTACTGCTCCTGCTCTAATGCAAGTTGTGTATACTTAACCTCTAATTCTTTAGCAAACTCTGTATCTATCTCAACTCCTGTCAACTCCATATCACATAGTACAGGAAGTAGAGCCATCTCTATATCCCTAAATACATGATACAGCTTTTGGAAGTCTCCTCTTTCATGGTCAGGTCTTAAATATTGCTGTTGGAACTTGTATAGTGCATATGTCTTTGTACCATCGTTCGCTCCATATACTTCTGCAATATCTAAAGGTATATAGTTAAATGGTGTTTTTTCAAACAAATCTTTGTATGATTGCTTGTCCTTACTTTTGGCAATATACTTTGCATACAACGGTTTAAGACCATGTGTAGGCTCGTTCTCGTTTAGTATGAATGCCCCTATCATTGTATCCCAATACATGTCATTAGGTTTAATGTCCCATCTGTACATAAGGAACTTTGCATCGAATTTTAAGTTGTGGTTTATCCAATGTGCATCACTTTCCATTAGCCTTGTGATTTGTTGCTTTACAGTAGCTTCGTCTAACTGTCCCTCTACTAATTTATTATCTAGATTAGTATGAAGTATCGGTATATATGCAGGGCTTGTGTTTGGTGTATATAAACAAATGCCCACTATCAAGTCATTGAATGGGTCTAATCCTGTTGTTTCTATATCTAGTACATACTCCCCTTGATTTATACAATAGTCTATGTAGAAATCTAATGCATTAACCTCTGTTATTAGACATCCCTTATCTTCTGAATGTATATTGGCTCTTGCATTATCTATAACCTTTGTGTATAGGTTTCTTATTCTAGTAGTATGAGTTTGGAACTCTTTTCTACCCATCTCCTGAAGTACCTGTATTTGATTCTTCATACTCTCAACCGTTCTATCTATACAAAATTCTAATTGTCTTTCCATTATACTATCCTCCCTATTTTAAATACTTGCTCAACTTACCAATGTCATGACCATTTGTACTTATTATCTTTGGTGTTCCCTTTATTCCCAAATCCAAGGCTCCCAATATTTCTTTTACATCTTCTAAAGAATTTATCTTGTCCGTATCTATTTTAAATACCCTTTCAACATAATCTGTATCAATAGCACATGTTATCCAATTCTCGTTTAAGTTATCTTTCATGAGTTCCTCCTATGCTCCCGACATTAATGTCGGTACCAAACCATCTTAAAGACTTTAGTTTAATTTGAAATAATCATTAGTTTGTACTCTATATTTCTTTTTCATCATTATTGTAAACTATATTCAATTTTGACAATATTTTTTCTAGTAAATGTTTTTTTATTTGTAATTCAGGAGTATCCTCAATTTCCTCTATTTCATATTCCACACCTTCTAATTTAATTGATATTATAGAGTGAACTTCTTTAAGTTCCTCGTCTGTAAATTCTACACTTGCTTTCATAGCTTCCTCCTATTTTCCTTAAAAGTTTTATTTCACTAAAAACACATATCTTTGCATTCACAGTTATAACAATTATGACCTTCTTGATTATCACAATGACATTCTTTTTCTTTATCCGCATCCATACCACATTGTACATAACAACACTTACCACACTCTGTATTCACTATATCCATTATATTCTCCTTTCTGAATAAAACTATTTTATGTTATTTACTTCTCTTATCTTCAAAACTAAATGGATTTATTACTCTCCACCTTGAAATGTGTTCGTCTGTATCTAAACATCTTTGTTGACAACCACATTCACAATTTACGTCAAGTCCTTTTTTGAGTTCTTTTATAGCTATTATTTTCTTGCAATTTAAACATTGCACCTTTTCCATATTTCTTTATTTCCTCCTATTTTCTTATAAAAGAATTATTTTAAAGATATATTGTTTTATAGTATATCTTTAGCTTTCTTTAATAATTCTATCAATTCATCTAATTCTTCTTTAAATATATTTATATAACATTCAGTTTCTTTTATCGCTACACAATAAACATCTTCATCATAATTTTCATTTTTTGAAATTTTATATAATTCGCTTTCTATTGCTTTTATCATGACTTCCTCCTATTTTCCTTAAAAGTTTTGTTTTATTTATACTATCCTCCCGTATTTCTCATACATTATATCTGTAAATACATCTAACGCTTCTACGAACTCTTCGTTCCATCTTGTGCTATTTAATAAGTAAGGGTCTAGTTCATCTAGAGATGCTCCCATAACCTCTTGGAAGCACTCTATTGTTTCTTTATCCGTAAAGGTATCATTGTACCATTCAGGATGCCACATGTCTAAATATTCTCTTATTAGTCGCATTGGCTATCTATGTACTTGTAAAGTAATTCTATTTTAGCACAAATTCTCTCGTAGTCAGCTAGACCATCTGACAAGATTTCTCTTTTTACTAATACTTTAAGTGCCGATTTAAAATCAGTATAATATCCATCGTCCTTCCAACTTCCTTCTTTAGTTAGGTCTTTCGGTGTTGTTTTCTTTTGTAGGATTATATTTCTATCATCCTTTGCTATTATTCTATAATTTTCTGTAATAAACATTTTTCATATCTCCTTAACTCTATAGTTTGTCCTTCTTTAATTATAATTATACATCTAATGGAATTGTCTGTCAATAGTTATTTTACAAAATAAAAAGACAAGTATTTCTACTTGCCTTCTTTACTAAAATAATTAAAAATATATAATTTGGAGTGAGTTATGTATATGGAACGTTAATCCTAGAAATCTGCTTCAGTAGCTTCTTCTACTTCTGCTTTCTTATTTCCCCAAGTTACTTTACCTTCTAACATAGCTTCAACTTGTTGTTCAGGAGATAAGTCTAGTATTAACTTATAATTTCTTCCTGTTACTTCAGGTACTTCTAAAGAATCAACATCTATGTCAACCTTTGTTGGGTCATACATCATAGTGTATTTTGTATCTTTTGATTTAGCTTTACCACTTCTTATTATCTCGAATGTGTGTTGAGTTAAATCTCCATACTTCCCTAACATTACCTGTAAGTCTTTTATTTGGTTTATACCTCTTTCCCAAAGTTCTACTTGGTTAGTAGCTGTATTATAAAGTGGTAACATGATTTTTAAGTTTCTCTTTATACCAGCTTTGCAACATTCGCAGTTATTATCTAAACATAAAACTTTGTTGTTAAATCCATTGATTTCTACTTGGTGTATTGGTCTAGCAAACTTTAATATATCTTCCTCGTTACGGATTAATATTTTTACTGTTGCTCTATCTCCATCATCCTTTAAGCTAAAGAATTTAACAGAGTCAAAACTCTTTCCACCTTTGTTTCCTTCAAAACTTTTTAATAATTCTTGTAAACTCATTTTAGTTCCTCCTAATAGTTCCTATATTTTTTTTTGTTAAAAATTTTTATGTACTTGGAAATATCTCTCACCTTATTCCCTAATACAAGTATAACATAAAATACAACTCATTGCAATAAAAAATTTATAAAACCTGTATATTTTTCTAATAACCTTGGTTATACTAATAGGTTTATATAATATACTAGTGCATGATGATAATTATATATTAAATAAAATAATAAATATATTATATAATATTAAGCTAACCAAAGGTTAGCTAGTAAGCCTTCGGCTTACTCTATTATTATATTCATAGGTTATTGGTTAATTATATAATACACCATACCACTATACCTTGTCAACACTTTTAGAAAAAAAAAATTAAATTATTTATTTTAACCAAAACTATTGCATTCTATACCTGCTAGTGTTATAATTAACTCAAGTTAGTTCTCTCACACTAACAAAATAGCTTTTAGAAGGGAAGAATGAGTATGATAAACCACAAGAATAAAACTTTTAGTGAAGATGTTGTTATGAAAATGTTAAAACAACCTGTTAGAGTTACACTAGAAGACACAATCACATATACGGTGAATAAGAAACTAGAGGAAGAGTCTGTTAGACTAGCTAAAGCAGTTTGTGAATATGAAGAAATAGTACATAATTTAGAGCAAGACTTACATAATGTGATTCATGAGAGAGATGAATACAAAACTATGTATCAAGAGATGCGTGATATGTATAATAAACTAATAGATGAATACAATGGATTAGTTGATGATTACAATAATGCGATAACTGAATATGTGTTTAAAGAATAAAAAAAAAATAGCTACCTGTTTGGGTAGCTTTTTCTATTTAATCTTCTCAAATATTATATTTACTTTGTCTTGAATGTCATTTACTAGTAAAGCAAACTGTGCATTTACAGAAGCTATTTCTGAATTAGTCTTAACAAGTTCTGCATTATTTTGTGCTAACTGATTATTAGTCTCTAATACTCTACTCGTAACTACTTGAGTGTCTTTATATATGTTCCAACAAGCGTATGATAGCCCCATGATAGCTACTGTAGATATAGGTAATCTTTCAACTATCTCAATCCACTCCATACTATTTCACCACCAAGAATGTGTCTTTAAATCCTTTAGATATTGCTTCTTGTTTTAACTTCTCTGCATTAGCTTTTGTACAAGTACCTATAACCACACGATACAGAGTATCACTAGAAGCCGATATATTAGGGCTGACAGGCTTTTCAACTATTTCTTGACCTATTATACCTTCTGCGATTAATTTAGCTGTATACGCCTTATTAGAAAGGTATTTATCAGTATCTGCTTTACTATCTACAAAACAACACTCAATTAATATAGCAGGTGCATTAGTTCTATTTAACCAATATAAATCAGTTCTTTGTTTTGCACCTCTTTGCTTATACATTTTACCTAATGAATTAGTAACTTGTTCAGCATACTTCTTACCACTAGTAGTTTTGTATAATGTTTCTGTACCTGTACCTCCACCAGCATTAAAGTGTATTTGTACAACTAAATCATATTTAGACTTGTTAGCTATTGCTACTTGTTCAGCTAGATAATTGTCAGATTTATTTATCTCACCATAGACTGCTTCATGTCCAGCTTGTTTTAAATACTCAACAACCTTTTTAGCTACTACCCTATTTTCAGTAGATTCATTAATATACCCTACTGCACCTGTGCCTTTTCCTGTACTAGTATGACCTGCAACAACACATATTTTCATAAAAACATTCCCCCCCTAAAATTATTATATTGTTCGTAAAACACATCTATTCCTCAATGTCAATACAAAATTATGTTATACACCTGTTTAGAATTACTAAATTCCTAATCCCCTACTAAATATCAGGATTCAGTGATTCCAACAAGTGTGTATTTGTCAAGTGTTAATTTGTTTATAAATATTAAACTTTTTGAACAACCTCGTAAATTAGTTTGTAAGGTTGTTCGGATTATATCCTAAAGTAATCAATCCTTGAAGAATTACATCGCTTCCAAACCCTTTTTATTTTGAGTTTATTTAGGGAATCCATTTGACCAGCTTTGTGGAACAGTAGTCATACTAAATCTTCTCCACTCATTAGTAATTTCTACCATTTTAGGTTGACATACACCTTTATTATGTTGCCAACTATCATGGAACATTAAGCCCTCTTTTAACCACCAATCTCCACCACAATTACTACAATAATAAGTTTGGTCTCTATCATCCACACCATTTTCATCCCACTTAACTTTTCTCAAATCTATACAAGTATAAATATACTCGTATTTTGTATCGAAGTTTTTAACATCTGAAAATGGATGATACATACAGTTTTCTGATTGAAGTTGTCCCGTATTCCAATTCATCGCATCAATTTTATTCTTCTCTCTTAAAATTATAGTTTTTGATGTGCTAGATTGTTTAACACTATCTCCAAAATATCTATTACTGTCTCCACTAAATGACTCTGCGTAAAAGTTACCATTTGGTACAGGTAGATGTTGAACTAATTCCCAAGCTCCATTGTACCAGCCATAAACTTTTATATCCTTCATCTCAACACCTGTATTTTGAGTAAAAGGTGTTCCTTCAACTCTATATATGTTTGACCAACACCCTAGTGCTTGAAACGCACCTGTTCCTGGACATCCACTTTGACCACAACTGTGAGCCATAGCATATGGTCTATCTTGATTTTCCCATCTTGAATTATATTTCCAACCCGTTATATTACCATTAGGAATAGCTTCGTGTGCTTGACCCATTGGGTACATTTTGTCAAGTATATACTCACTTTTACAAGACTCTTCGTACTCATTTGAAGTCATTCCACTTCCTCCACCACTTGAGGGTGCAGTAACTGTTACAGAACAAGAAACCTCAAATCTCCCATCAGAAGTTCTAAATCTTATTGAAGTTTGTCCTTGACCTACTCCTGTTATTCTGTATCTATGACTTCCTAAATCAGATACACTAGCAATAGCTCCACTACTACTCATACACTCAATATTTTTGTTTATAACATCACTTCCAAATGATATTGTTACGTCAACAGTTTTACCACGTTCTATTGAAACACTTGCAGGTGTTACTTTTATTCCAGAGGTAGTTGTACTTCCACTTCCTCCACCACTACTTGCAGTTACGGTAACACGAATATCATATTTGTGTCCACCATCATCTGTTGTAGCAGTAACCTTTGAATAACCAACACCTTTTGCCGTTATTAAACCATTTGAACTAACATCAACAGCAAGAGTATTATCAGAGTACCAATGTATCAATTTGTTTGTGGCGCTTGAAGGAATAACACTTGCAATTATTTGTCTTGTTTGTCCAACTTGTAAATTAACTTCCCATTCAGAACAGTTAATGCCTGTTACAGGAATGTTAGCACTACCAGAGTTATTTTTTAACGCTTCAATATCTGTCTTTACTTTTGTAAGTTCAGAAGAAAGTGTATCAATAGTGCTTTTTAATGAGTTTATATAAGTATCATTAGTAATCAAACTAGAAACATAACTACTTAAATTACTTATATCACTTGTACTATGAGTATGTGTTTTATTAGCATAATCAGTATGTGTATGCGTTTTGTTAGCGTAATCAGAGTGAGTATGTGATGCACTTGCATAATTATGTGTATGATTAGTTGAAGCGTATTCAGTATGTGTATGCGATGTATTTGCATAATTACTGTGTGTATGTGAACTACTTGCATATTCTGTATGTGAGTGATTTGAAGGAGCTTTACCATTCCACTCATTTACTTTAATTTGAGTTATAGAGTTTAATACACTTAAATTAGAGTGAGTATGTTTATCTCCTACTTCTATTTTAGATATTTCCTCATTTACAAATGTTTTAGTTGCATAAGCTGACAAGTCAACCTCTCCACTTCCACCTAGTTGTGCTTTAGTTATTTCTTCTGATATTTTGTTATCAGTTTCAGTTTTAGTGTAAGTATCAACTTTATCTGCTTTATAAGAAATATCTTGATGTTCTGTTAAATATTGACTATGAGTATGAACTTTATCAGCTTTATTATTTACAACTTCATCAGTTTCAGATTTAGTGTAATAATTAGATAAGTCTATATTTATATTATCTAACCCTTCTATCTCACTTACATTATGAGTATGAGTAGCGTCTGCTTTATTATTCCATTCATTCACTTTAGTTTGAGTTATACTATTTATTACACTTAAATTAGAGTGAGTATGTCCGTCGCCAGAACCTTCACCACTTCCATCAATACCTCTTGGAATATAGAAGTTGAATATTGGGTTTTCTAACGTACCAACTCTCTCAACATTTGCTTGTTCAGTTGGCTCAAGAGTTACAACTTTACCAACTTTAATGTTTGGAGTTATACCATTATCACCCTTCTCACCCTTATCTCCTTTAAGTTCCTCTTTACTTGGGATACTAGCTATAGCATCTGCGATATCTTGCTCTCCTTTAGATACAACACCATCTAAACGAACTATTGCACCCTCTACTTCACCTAGTGCTGTATTTACATTAGATAAAGTTACAACAACTTCATCTACAGTTTCTCTACCTTCTTGAATAATACCTTGCATCTCTGATTCTAAAGATACAACTCTATCTAAAGATTGCTCTACAGCATCAACAGCTTCTTCAGTTTGTGTGATTAAAGATGTTAATATAGGAACTCTGTCATCTTCCATTATAAAGTCATCCATATCTAAACTTTGCGCAACACTATAACTCATTTGTGGAGTACCCACAGTTTTTGTTTCTGATAGATGTATCTTTATGTCGAATGAGTATATACCATCTAATCTTGTACCTACTGCACCTAATTCAATCTCAATTATGTTGTCTTGAATACATTCGCATTCTACTTCAAACATACTAGCATCAGGTCTTAATACTGTACAAAGAACCTTGCACCCATATACATTATACGGAGCATTGTTGTGCATTAATGCAACAGATATAACCCCTGTTCGTATATCTGAAGATACAAACTGTATGTCTTCAGTAGACTTGATACCTCTTTTGATATCAACTATAACAGGGTATACTTTATCTCCTACAGCATTAGTGTAAGCAACTCTAGTTCTACTTTTGAATAGTTCCATACCTATTCCCCCTTATTTAATAATAATTTTAGTTCGTTGTTCTCTTGTTTTAGAGAACCAACTTCTTTTTCTAAATCATGCATTTTACTATAAAGAAGTTTAATCATTTCATTCAAATCATAACTTACATTCCCTTTTGCATCTACTTCAGATATATCTTCGTTTGCAATTAATATGTCGGCATCATTATTTATATCAACGGTTAATCCACTTGCAAGAGCATATGAACTTTGAGGATTAACTAATCGTGCATTAAGTATTGCGTTGTAGTTAGCTTCTAAATCTCTATACATATCAACGTGTTGCCAATAGTCATTAAGTGTGAACAAAGGGTTATTACCTAAATCATACCATTTATTCGTCTGTAATTTATCGGTACCTAAAGCACTTGAATTTCTTAAAGTATTACCTCTCATGTTAATACTATTAGTATTAAGTTCCATATCTATATCAGCTTGGCTAGTGTCAAAATTAAATGTAATATAGTGTAGTGGATTTGGACTTCTATTTGTCATAACATCTGTCCAAGTAGCATCCCTACCAATAGTAAATATATTAGCATTTTTACCTAATAAAAAACCGACACCTTTATAACTTGTATCTGACTTTAATACAGACCCCATTGTACTCATAAACGTATCATTTGCATTATTGTATATACATACTTGCCCCCCATATAAGGACATATCTCTATTGTTATTGATTGCCCTAAAATCCATTGAAGTAGGATTTATGTTTATCCTATCATTGATACCATTAAATCCAATCTGTATGTCATTAGAACTTTGTCTAATAATAGAACTAACATCTTTACTAGTTATTTTTGATGAAATCTCATTAGCTGTTTGAGTTTTATAACTCTCAAAATCTTCGCGTGAAACTTTACTAGAAATTTGGTTTGCAGTTTGCTCTATTAAACTAGTATTACTGTTTACCTTATTATTCATATCTTTTATGAATTGTGATTCTTGAACTACACTTGTAATAGCCTTATCAGTAATCTTTTGTTCTGCTGAAGATAGTCTAGTTTCTTGGTTAATTACTTTACCTGCTAATTCAGTTGTAGTAGTTTCCATCTTACTTACACTTTGAGATATCGCATCTGTTTCTACCTTGATTTCAGCTTTAGCTGAAGATATCTTTTCTTCAACTTTAGTTTCTATATCAGCAGGGTTAGCTTTCCAATCAGTCTTCTTATTCCCTAATTCTACTTGCACATTGCTTATAATGAATGTTCCTTGTAAGTTATTACTTCTAAACCTAAAGTTTAATGTAGTTCCTGCTTTAAATGCAGGGAATTTAGTTTTAAACGATATGCTTCCACTTGAATTTCCATCTACTAATAAATTCTTGAAACATTCTACTTTAGGTACATATTGTGTAGCACCATCCTCTTTAGTAGATATTGCTTGGAAGTATATCTCCCCTTTATCAAGAATAAGTAAATCCTTAAACTCATAACCAAAACTTACCACTACATCTTGGTTAGAAGTATTATCCAATACAGGGTAGCAAGGTATATTTTGATTATCTGCACCATTTAATGTAAAAGTCTTTGCATTAATAGTCCCTAAAGCATAGTTTACAGCACCTACTTCTATTTCCTCTATAGTCCTATCTATATCAGTTTGTTCAACCTTAAGTGCTATCTGACCTTTCATAGCTGATATCTCACTAGTATTCTTCTCCAACTTACTAGACATATCCTTCTTATCAGACGTATAAACTTGTTCATCCACCTTAAGTTTTATAGCGTTCTCATTTGCTTCTATTTGAGAATATGCTTGCGTTATTCTCTCACTATCTTCTGTTTGCTTATTAGTAATCTCTGATAACTTAACACCAAGGTTAGTACCATCTACTTCAACTTTAGTTCCTTGTATAACTTCTGTACCATCTGTATTTATTTTGTTAATTACAGAGTTTATATTAAGTTTAGCACCATCTATATTAGCATCCTCGTTTATCTTATCATTTGTGATAGACCCATTTGTGATACCTTCGCTAGTTACACCGTTCTCGTCTAACAAGATAGTTTGTCCATCTGCACCTCTAACTCTTAAACCGTATACAGTACCATCACCATTTACATCCCCTACAGAAACTCTCTCTTTTGCTTGATTACCTACTCCTTGGAATACTTGCATTCTATTTCCTTTTAAACGTAAATGTCCATTAGCACCTTGTATAGTTACTTTAGAAGTATCTATAGTACCAGCTTCTATCTTACCAGCATCTATTTTAGATATTTGTGCATTACCTATAGCACCTTCTGCTATAATACCACTACCAGCAGTGATTGCTCCTGATTGGATATGACCTGCTGTTATTGTATTTGAACTTATGTGGTTAGAGTGTATCGTATTAGATTGGATATGTTCAGCTTGAATTGTATTAGCTTTTAAGTGTTTAGTATCTATTGAGTTAGCTTGTATGTGGTCTGAAGTTATACTATCTGCTACTAAATGATTTGTAGTTATTTGGTTTGACATTATATGGTCAGCTAAAATTTGTTCAGCCTTTATGTGAGTAGACTCGATACTACCTGAAGATATATGGTCTGAATTTATGCTATCATTTTCTATCTTATCTCCTGATATAGTTCCATCTGATATACTACCACCATTGATACTACCATCACTACCTATAACGGATTGGGTCATATCTGCTATAGTTTGTAATCTCTTGTAATAATCTTCAAAAGTTGCACCCTTATTGGCAATATGTATAGTATCTTTATCAGGCTCTAATAAGTTGTATGTACGTTGTATAACCCTTTGTTGTATCCTTGTTTCAGTATCACCATCTATTATAGTAACTATATCCCCAAGACCATACTTAAACTCATCGTATCCCTTTAATGCATATAGGTCATCAACCAATACTTCGTATGTTTCATATGGAATAGCCATCTCGTCTAAAAACCTTCTAGCATCATCCATTAATGCCTTTGGATTATCATGTTTATCTGATTGCCATATACCGTATATATTTTTATTAGAGTAAGACTTATTCTCTAGATAGTTCTTACCATTATTAACACTCTCTATAGTTAATCCATCTTTACCTATAGGTATAACCCTAGTAATATATTTGTGAGTATGTGTGTCTACATTTAGTTGTTTAAGGTTGATATCATTAATAAAATATACTCCTGCATCCTTACCTACTTTATCAACAAAAGTAACAGTTTTATTATATGTATCAAATATGAACTCTACGTTATATACAGTACACATCATTTGTAATAGGTTGTACGAGTTAGTAACAGTACCGTATAAGTTCCTTTTAACCTTACAAGAAGATTTGTCTATTGCTCTCCACTTTGTACCACTTAAAACTAGTTCAGCACACTTCATAAGAGTATTATCTCTCGATATAAATTTAGACCAAGCCATACCAAGAATTTCCTCTATGTTTAGCATACAAACAACATCTCTATTTGTTCCATGTGTAACAATTTCTTTTATTACATACTCATGGTCGTTTTCTACTTGTATATATCCTTCTAACTCCAAGTGTTTATAAGTAGAAGGTACAGAGAAAGTTAATTCTCCTATACCTCCTAACTCATTAACTATTACAGGAGATATTGGGTTTTCTAATAAATCAACTTGATTCTTTTTTCTAGTAAATATTTTAAACATAATCTAATACCTCTCATAATAATTTACTTGGATTTCACAACTTGCGGAAGCAAATATTTGTGTATATCCTACAGGCAATTTTGGTAAATGGAATGACTTTAATTTAGGTATACCATTTTCCCCATTTATACGAATCACACCTTCATAAGTGTTTATGTATATATCTGCATTATTAGGTAAATCTTTTAATACTACAGTCCTCTCGAAACCTTGTATAGTGAATTCAGCTTGTGCTACAGGTAGTGTTATATTCACTATAGCAGGTGTAGGATAAGCACCTCTGTTATTAATATCTAGTGTAGTATTTCCTGATACACTTTTCATATCAGATAACCCATAATCACTATCTAACACAAAATCTAACCTATATGTATCCTCGTTAAGTTTAGTGTATTCAGGTTTTTGTTTTAAGTACATAGTGTAGTTTAATCTTATATCGTCAAATCTAACTACACCACCTTTTCTAAACTCTTCACACATAAGACCCATATTTTTAAGGAATATTTCCTCTGTCTTTGCCTTAACTAAAAAGTAAAGTAATACATCTTTGAATTCTAAAGAATTGCCATAGAATGATGGCATATCCATCATGTAATCCCATCTAGCATTATAAGATACTCTATTAGAAGATATATTTCTATCTAATAAAGTAGCACCAAATGTTGATATGTGTTTTCCATTTATTTTCATTATATACCTCCTAATATCTTCTATCTATTGCTCTAGCTGTCTTCTTTAAGAAGTAGTCTATATCAGACTTATTATTAAATACTAAATCACCGTTGTAGTTAATAGTGTTGTTTCCTGAAGACACATTATTTATAGGCATTACAGCACTTCTTGCCATTGCCATAGCTTGTGTATCCATTGTAGGAACACTTCTACCATTAACAGTTCTATTTACTGTAGTGTTGTTATAAGTAGTATTTACTTTAACATCTACTGTCTTACCTTTGATGCTGTTTATTTTCTTTTGGATATCATTAACAGATTTTTCAGCACCTTTAGTATCAACTTTAACTTCAGTTTCCATTGGTGTACCATTCATGTAGTCAACCATGTTACCATGTGCATCTTTAAGTTCACCTGTTCTCTCATTGTACTTACCACCAGCTTCTGTTATACTTTTGATAATCTTATCTTTAACCTTATTAAATCCATCATCAGATGCACTTACTATTTGGCTATAATTATCTTGTGCAGAGTTGACCATTCTAGCATATTCATCAGCAGTTATATTACCAACTTTTCTCATTTCATTAGCAGTAGCTAACTCTTGATTAAACCTTTCTTTAGCCGACTTAACAGTAGATTGTCTAGTTTCTTCTGCCTTTTGCATTATCATGGATGCTGTTTCTGCTGTTACAGCCTTTTGATTACTACTAAATGCATTTAATAATGCTTCCTGTTCCGAATAACTATCAGATACAGTTCGTATCATATCCTTTTGTTGTAATGATACTAGATGCTTTATTCTTTCAGCTTGTTCTTGTGTAATACCAACGTTATTCTCTTTAGCTGTAGCTAATATTTGAGTTATCTCTTCTTCTCTATCATTAGTTACTTTTCGTTTTCTATCATAGAACTCTTTATGTTTAGCTTCAAGTTCTGCTTTTTCTTCAGCACTAGCAAGTAAATATTGTTGAGAATAGTTCTGCATTAACTTTAGACCTTCTGATTCCTTTTGGTCTATTAAAGATAACGATTGGTCTTTCCAATTAGTAACATCTGCAATTAATTGGTTATATGTTTGTGAGCCAACTCCACCGAATTGCTCCATAACAGCTATGTTAGAAAGTATTCCATTACCATATTCCTCTAAAGGTGTAAGTGCATTACTTGTCTTTTCACTAACTAAATCTAATGAAGCACCAAATGCTCCAAGTTCTACAGTAGCTTCTTGAACTAATGGACATCCTTGCCCAAACCAATTTACAAAGTTAGTTAAACTTTCTACACCAGCAGTTAATGTAGGTAGCAATGCATTCCCCATAGTAATTTGTAAGTCTTTTAATGCAGAGTCAAATATCTTAACCTTACCTTGTAAAGTATCTCCCATAATATCTGACATCTCTTTAGATGCACCATTACTAGCAAGTATACCATCTGTATAGGCTTCTAACTTATCAGCACCTTGTGCTAGTAATACAGAGAATCCTGATACAGCAGTTTTACCAACTAATGTATTTGCTATAGCTGTCTTTTGAGCATCTGTCATACCTTCAGTAGCTTTATTTAAGTCTCGTATAATGTCAGCAAAACTTCTAGTTTTACCTTCACTATCGAATACTGCTACTCCTAATTCCTTAAGTTTAGCTGTAGCCTTTGCGTTTGCACCTGTAAGGTTAAGCATTACTGTTCTTAATGTAGTACCAGCTTGAGACCCTTTGATACCCGCATCTCCAAGCATCATTGTCATTGCAACAGCTTCTTGCATACTAACTCCTGCTGAAGTAGCAACAGGTGCTATGTATTTTAACGACTCTCCTAATGTATCCATGTTTACGTTGGCATGAGTCATAGCATATGCAAGTGAGTCTGCATACATAGTAGCATCGTTAGCCGATAAACCGAATGCTGTTAAGTTATCTGATACGATATCTGCAACACTAGCAAAATCTTTACCTGATGCAACAGTTAAGTCTAGTATTGCTGGTAGACCTGCTAATATCTCTGAAGTTTCCCAACCAGCCATTCCAAGGAAAGCCATTGCATCTGCTGATTCTGTAGCTGACATCATAGTGGTAGCACCTAATTCTCTAGCAAAAGCTGTTAATGTATCAAACTCTTTTCCTGTAGCACCTGTTATAGCTTTTACTTTAGCCATAGATTGTTCAAACTGTGCAGTTGTTTGAATTGTATCTACGATACCTTGTTTAACCATACTACAAGCACTAACAACCATGTCTACTGTAGACATACCGAATCCCATTGCTATACCTTTTTTAACATCGTCTCCAAACTTACCAAATAGACCACCTGCTTTACTAGCATTTTGACCTGCTTCATTAATAGTCTTGGTTGTCTTATCGACTGTCTTTTCTATGTCGGTTACAGTTGTCTTTAACGGTGTACCATCTGCACCAAATACAACCTTAACTCTATGTTCTTGAGATATTGTCAAACTACTCACCTACCTTGTTTAATAAGAAATCTAAATCAGCCTTTTTCTTTTCTAGACCAACCTTCTTAAACTTCTTATTATCATTTTCATCAAATGGATTAATTTCCCTGAATTTCTTACTTTTAGTTAGACCTATTGCATTTATGTTAGCTATCTTATTTAAGTTATACATATACTTTATATGTCCTTGGTGTGCATCTAGAATTGCATATATCTCTACAGGTGTATAAGATAAGAACTCTGATTTACTCATATGTAGCACTCCTACACAATAGTCCATAAACTCTTTTATATATTCTCTAAAGAACTTAACCTCTACTTTAGTATCTGTATCTACAGTAGTGTCATCATTCTTCTTTTTTCCAACTCCAAGTGCATCTAATAAAGCACCATTAACCTTCAAGTCTACAGATAACTTTAAAGGCTCTTCAAGTAATAAATATTCTTTTAATTCTTCTTCATTAAGTTTCATGCCAAACATATTGACAATAGCTTGTATTTCTTCTGTTACTTCTATATCAAATATTAAACTATCTATAGGTACATTTATGTGTTCTTCTAATAAAAGTAGAGTTCTTATATCGAACTCCACCTTTTTATTAGTAAGCATAATTATTTAGATGATGCTCTTCCAGGACTTACCTTACTTAATGCACCTGTACCTTGAAGTGTCATTGAGTATGATAAGGCATCATCATATGGTGCTTCAACAGGGAAGTCAGTTATTATTGCTTTACCTTCAAATCCCCAACCAGCATCGTCTCCTATTTTAACGTCTACAAGTTCACCTGATAAGAATGCCTCTTCTAATAGACCGAATGCTTCATCACCATCTATAAGGATACCATCTCCATCTATAGACCATTCTTTAGCACCTGTTATGAATTCCTTCCATGCTCCACCTGTAGCCTTGTTTGATACGTCTAATGTTTCAGACCCTCTATTTAATGTAGCATTTCTTTGTCCACCAACAACTTTGTACTCACCATTTTTCTTCATAGATATAAGAACATTAAGACCTCTTTTTGCTCCTGCCATATTATTACCCCCTTATGATTTTAAAAGTATACACAGCAACCGTACATTTAGTATCAGGTTTTTGTGCATCTTTGAAAGTTTCTTTTTCTCTTTCTATTTTACATAGTCCTTCCACTTCTATGGAAGAAGCTATAGTATTTATCGTCTTTAATAAGTCTAGATTACCTTTAGTGTTATAGGCTTCATCCCAAACCCAAAAAGTAAATCTAACATACATCTCTTCGTGAGTTTTAAATTCCTCACTCCAAGTATTTAGTTCCCATAGTTTTACATATGGTAATGGAGCATCTTCTGCTCTGTTAGTATAGTAATCTATACCTTGTTCATTAAATTGCCTAACAAACTCTTTTTGAATATTATCTCTTATAACATCTATCATCGTAATAATCCCTCCAATACATCTATTATCCTACCATTAAGTTTACTCTCTACACTACTGATACCTAAAGCTATTGCATCGTGGCTTCCACCTCTAGCTATTTCATACGATGGATAAGGCTCATCTTGCCAAGGCTTTTGTGCTTCATTATATACCTCACCAAAGATAGCGTATCCACTATCTCTCATTTTAAGTGGAGATGTTTCCCAAGATGCTTTCATTTGTCCTGTATCTACATGAGTGTAAGATGCTATATCTTCCTTTAAGTCTTGAAGTACCTCGTTGGCAAGTTGCCTGTACTCCCTTTTTGCACCCTTTAGATTAGCTAATAGACTTCTTAATTCAGAGTCATCAACAGTAAATTTAACTCCTGCCATTACCTTTAACACCTCTGAATTTATATAGGTAGTGTTTTGATTGTGGGTTTCTTACCATGATATGATATATGTTTCCATCGTATTTGAAATACTCTGTAGTAATTGCATCTCTACTATATAGAGTTCCTTCTAAATGTGAAAGACCTTGTCTGTTTTGTAAACCATCCTCGTTTTGAGAAAAGAATATTCTAACATTTGCATATATTGTCTTTACAGGGACAAAGGTTATCTTACTTCCCCCAAAGTCATCCTTAACCTCAACCCTATTTAGAACTATAACTTTATCTCTACAAACCATTACATCATCCTAAATCTCTTACGATTAGGTGGGGGATTATTAGCTAAAAACCTATCTATATCTTCTTTATATTCATCTAATATACTACTACTATATATGTATTGGATACCTTCGTTAAGTTCAGAGTGTACACCTTCCGACCCTAATAGGTTATATCTAGAACAAGTAAGTTCTATTACTATCCAATGTAATTGTTCAGGTAATTCTTCATACCCTGTATAATTTAGTAACCTACTATATATAATATTGATGATAGATTGTAGTAAGTCATCTCTTGAATCATCATCAGATAAGTTTAATAAGTTCTTAACTTCCTGTAGTATGTATAATGCTGTATCTTGCATAATATCACCTACTTCTCTTTAGTAGCTTTCTTTTTAGGACTAGCCTTCTTTGGCTTTTCCTCTTTAGGTGTTACATCTTCTAGTTTAGTTACACCTTGTCTTTCATATCTTCTTAATGCACCTATACCCATAGTACACCTCCTTATAATTAAGAAAAAGAGATAGGAAAATCCTACCCCTTATTCAATTACTCACTTATAGTTACTTTTATAACTTTAGAAGCATCCTTTAAATATGCAACATAGTGCTTGTCTATAGTTATTATAGTAGACTTGTGTATTATATCTCTGTCAGATTCTATCATAGTATCTCTCTTTAACTCTAATCCTAAAGCACCTGCTCTAACTATTAAAGCCTTGTCGTCTTCTACTGTGTTAGATACAACAACAGAGCATCCCATTATTTCTCCAACTTGTCCTGATATGAACTTTTCACCAGCTAATACTGTTACCCAAGCAGGGTCTTTTCTTAATTGAGCATATCTCTTTGGAGATACGAATAATACTTGTCCTTCATGAACATCTTCTTTGAATTGTACTAATGCATCTGCAAGTTCGTCAGCGTTTAATACGTTACCAGCTGTAGAGTGTTGTAAAGTAGTAGTTCCCATTAATACATCGAAACAATCTTTGTTTACTTTGTCTAATATAGCTTCAGCTAATTGCTTTTCACCTTCACCTACTGCATCTCCTAATCCTGATAATACAGCTTCGTCAGTTAATTCTATACCTTTACCGGCTTTCTTAACTTTTACAGAAGTCTTTGTTTGACCCATTTGGCTTATTGGTATTGGTGCTCCTTCTGCAACGTCTTCTGCCTTTCCTATGTATCCCCAAACAGGTATTGTTAAAGTATCTCCTGCTTGACCTTGTAACTCATGTCCTACAACAGCTAATGGAGCGAATTTGAATTCAGCTTCTAATTTTCTTTCAGCGAATGCTCCCATAACTTCAGGATTTATTAATTGTGCTAATTTTGTAGCGTTTGTATTTATTGCCATGTGCAATATCCCCCTTTAAAATTAATATTATTTATACACCCATTAATTGCTTAAACAATTCAGGGTTTTCTTGTGCTAATTGATTTCTTTCTTTGTAAGACATTTTCATAACGTCTTTAACAGTTAATTTAGGTGCTGTATTCTTAACATCTTGTGGTTTAGCACCTGTACCAGCAGTTCTCTTTTTAACTTCCTTTTCAACTAAATCATCTAATATAGATTTGAAAGTAGATACTCCTGTTCTTATAGTTTCTTCAGAGTCATATGATATAAAGTCAGCTAATGCAGTATTTAATCCATTAGCATTTAACTCTGCAAGTGCAACAGCTTTCTTTTCTGCTAACTCTTTTTCCTTTTGTATGTTAGCTATTTGCTGTTCTAACTCTATCATTTTCTTTTGTTCTTCAGTCTTAACATATCCTCTTTTTACTAACTCTTCATTTACAACCTTCTCGATATTGTTAGACTTCCATGTTTCTATTGCTGTAGAAACCTTCTTATCAAACATAGGATTAAGAACTTTTCTTCCTTCCTCTGTTTCCATAAACTTCTTAAAATCTTCTACACCATATACAGGTGCTTGTTTATTATCTTCCATAATGTACCTCCTGTAGTATTCTACCTACAAAATAATTTATTGTTCATATGGTATTAAATGACATCTACATCTTGGATGTCTAGGAAGAGTAGGTGCTTCCTCTATTAAATAAATACCATCGTTATATTCTTCTAATGATTGACATTCAGGGCAAACTCGTCTATCTCCTGCTGTAACATACTGCACATATTTAACCTTGTTTACTTTCATACCATCTAATTCCCCTAATAAGTCCATATGCCATAACTCTGTCCTTATTAGTGTACTATGTCGGTTATTATATTTATCTGCAAGGTCTAATAATGCTACCATCAAGTGAGACTTGTTTACTCCTTTCCTTAATAACTTCTCTAACCCTACTGTAGTTTGTTGATACAGTTGAGCAGAGTTCTTGTTTATCCTCTGTTGGTAATTCATACCACTCCAAGGATACTTGACTTTATCTTTAGCTTTCTTTAAAGGTCTTCTAGTTGCTCCTGTAGTATCCATATACTTATCTAGATAATGCTTTTGCATATCTTTAGATAGGGAACTAGCTTCCTTTTGTGATATACCATTTAAATCTTTTTGGAATTGTTTAAATGCTAGAGATAGTCCATTTTTACGAGCCATCCCTAGTGTGATTTCATCCTTGTTAGATTTCTTGTATATCTTATTTATCGAAGTTATCAGTTTGTTTATCGCCTTGTTGTACATCCTCTGTACCTCCTAAATCAAACATACCGTAACCTGCTTCCATGTTTTCTTCCTTCTCTTCTCTTAACTTATCTAATGCATATTCTACATCATCTATAAAAGGAAGTAATCCAAGTAACTCTTCATTAGGAACTATACCTTGTAATTGAACTACAGAAGAAACTAAATCTAATAAGTTCTGTGGTATATTTCTAGTGAATGTTGGGTATACTGTAGTTGAGTCGTATTCCTTACCATCTCTCGATAATGCTGTACATATAATCTCTAATCTCTTTTGTATAGCTTGAGTAAAGTGTCTCTCCTTTACAGCAGTTTTACTTTCTAGAGAGTTAAGTTTATATGATATAGCTACACCTGATAAGTTAGAAGCGAATTTCTCGTCTGAAATATTAGGTGTCATAGAGAACTTGTGTATATCCTCAACTAACCTCTTCTTTATGTTTTCTATGTGTAGGTCGTTTATATTCTTAACTAACCAAGAAGCATCTCCATCACCATCTACTAACATTACTCTGTTATTCTTCATTTCATTAATCTCTGAAGTTTCAGTTGCTGATAAGTTTTTAAGTAATAGGTATGCATCATTTAAGTAGTTAATGTCGTTTACTGAATCTGCACAAGCAACATTATATGCATCTACTAAAGATATAACAGGCTCAAAGTCCCCCATACGGTCTTCGTTTGATATGTACTCTATAACAGGTACTCTACCAAAGTAATGCTCTTGTGGCTCACCTACACGCTCTAATCTACCTTCTAGGTTTCCTATGAAACTGTAGATAAATTTATTAGTATAAACAGTAACCTTATAGATACTTTCAGAAGTCTTTGCATCTATCATATGCTTATAATATATAGCACATTGCTCTACTTCATCTATATCAGGTGAATAACACATTATCATGTTTTCAGGTGATATCTGTTTAAACCTTAACTCTGAAGTTACGTTATCATACCAATATACTTCAAACCCATGTCCAAACTCTGCACAATATTTAGCTAGTTCGCTATCTACTGAATGTACATGGTTAGCATCTAATATAGGCTGTATTTTATCCAATAAGTTCGCATCCCCTGTATAACTAATAGGTTTACCCATGAAGTAAGCAACAGAGTTGTCCACTATTAGTTTAGGGAAGTTGTGAACTAATTTATTATTTGGTTTATTTGTATCATCAAATGTTCTTTCCAATATAACATGTTTACCTCTGTAGTAGTTATGTAATGTTCTATATGCTTGTGCTATACTAGCATGTGCTCTAACTACAGCAAAGATATCATCCATAGACATTGGATTATCTATATAGAATTTTCTCTCTTTGAAAAGAACAGGCTGTACTGCCGATAATGTTGTAGACATTATATATTCCTCCTTATAATCCAAATGCTGACTTGGATATTGATTTAAGTTTCCATCCTCTAGATAACTCTTCTACTGCATATCTTAATGCATCTAGAATGTGATTGTAATTATCTACAGGTTTATTTATGTATTCGTTGGTATTCTTATCTTTATCCCAACAGTAGTTTTCTAATTCTTGTAAGGTATTTACACATGAAGGATGTACAATAATTTGGTATTGGTTAAGATACTGTATACCATTAAGTACAGAGTCTTTACCTTTTCTTGCTGGTTTAATCCTTCTAATACCTGATTTCCTAATCTCTTCTATTGACTTTTGTTCAGCACTATCTGCTGTTATAATCTCTTTACCATAACCTTTCCTAGTTATTACTCTAGCTATTTCATCATTCAGTAGACCTTTTTCATAGTGTTCATCAAATATATATAACTTTCTGTTTACTTCATCCACTAGACAAGCTACAAATGCAGTAGGGTCGTTTATGTACCCAAAGTCTAGACCAAATAAAGCAGTAGTGTTTCCTTTTGCATGAACTTCCTTCCAATTAAAGTCTTCTTTTCTCCAATTGTTATAAACAAGTTTAGATAATGTAGCGAATTCCCCTAATGCATATATCTTATAGTATATAGGGTTTGTCCTTTTCATTTGTTCTAGTGAATCTATGTAAGATTTTGGTAGGAATTTGTTATCATACCATGTAGTATGAACTATGACTGTATCTTCAGGTGTGCCATTCTCAAACCAATGTTTATAACACCAATTAGTTTTACTAACAGGGTTGAAGCATAATGTTATCTGTTGATTTTCAGCCTTACTTCTTAAACGTAGGTTAAGTTGTGTAAAGTCATCTAATGTAATCTCTGTTGCTTCCTCTATCATAATATCATCTATACCTGAAATAGATTTCAGTTTTTCAGGGTCGTCTATTCCTTTAAATATAATCTTTGATTCATTAGGTAGATATATAGTTAAGGAACTTCCCATAACCTTACAGTAGTCTATAAGACCAAACTTTGTTAAGTGAGTTATGAATTCTTGATAGATAGAATCTCTTAATGAAGCAGAGACCTTTCTTATTACTAGAAGAGTCCTTTTAGGGTACTTTAATAACTTAAGAATTAGCTTTTGACAAACAAAAACTGATTTACCTGACCCTGCACCGCCATAGAATACTGTAAATCTTTCAGTATTATTTAGGTAAGGTAGATAGACCTCATTAAAGTAACTCTTCTTAATATTTAATTTTATATTCATAAAGTTACCTCCTTAAGCTATTACAATACAAGTAGTATATTTTCGTAAATCAGGAACAGCTAAATATACAAACTGTTAATAGCATCTCCATACAACACTACCCTGATAAAGCAATGTATATCATAGATGCATCCCTAAAAAAGGGAAACGGACTATATCGTTAGCCCCTAAACGGTATTTTGATTATCGGCTCAAAACTACAAAGCACGATTGGCAGAGGTTGATTGAATCGAACAACCATCAATGGTTTTGGAGACCATCGTTTTACCATTAAACTAAACCCCCGTATTGGAGGAAGGGAAGGGATTCGAACCCTCGGATGTTTTACCACCAACAGTTTAGCAAACTATCACCTTAAACCACTCGGACACCCTTCCATGTAGAAGAGGAAGTGATTAGTCTTCTTCTATCTCTACATTTATAACAACTTCGTTTGAAGTTTCTAGCTTTTCTGTGAATAGTGCATACCTCTTACCTAAAAGTTCAGCACAAGCAATTCTATCTCTAGGTATGAATGGTCTAGAAGCATCTACAGCTTCATAGTCATTTCTCATAACTGCTGTTAAGAATTGCAATACTTCATCCTGACTAGCTATAAGACCATTGTCTTTAGATGCCATACGATACTGAAGATAATTCATTATCCTCTCGTCTCTTAACCATGACCATGCCATGCATCTAGCAGAATGTCTTTGTAGGTTAGGTTTAACAGCTAATATTGATTCAGTACCATTTAGCGTGATAAGGTATGTATCAGCGAATTCTCGCTCTTGTGGGTTAAGTCCAAATTCATCTCTTACTGCATTGTTACCAAGTTTAGCCATATAACCACCTCCCATATATCGTATTAATCACTTCCACTCACCCTTATAACCGTAGAAACTATACCAATACCGTAGAAAATAATGAAAATAATTTTTTTTTTATTTTTTGCATAAAAATACTTGACATGGTAATACTAAAGAGTTATAATATAAATATATTAATAATAAATTAAATAAATATTATTAATAAATAAAGTAATACCGAAGGTATTACTAGCTATACGAAGTATAGCTTAATCTAATAAAAGAGTTTATATAATCATTTCCACTCAACTTGATTATGTATCTCTGAACTTTGATAATTGAATAGGGGGAATACATATGAGTACGTTACGATATCGTCATGTACCTGTTGTCTGTTTAGAATACAACAAGGTGTATGAGAGTATTGAATTAGCTGGTAAACTAACAAATTGTAATCCTAATTGTATACGTCATGTTTGTAAGGGTAGACAAGCTAGTACAAAGACTCTGTTAGGTAAAAAGTTACATTGGATGTACGCTAAAGATTATGCTGATAAGTATGGTTTAGATGCACTTCTAGAACTTAACTCAACAAGTTCTGATTTTTATTAAAATTCATTTCTAAAAAATATATAACAATTCTTGGGGGAGAAACAAATGATAAGATTAAAAATAACAAATGAGCAAATCGAATATGCTACTTATTTAGTGAATAATTGTAATTATGGCAGAAGAGGTAAGTTTGATGGCGATAAGTCCAAGCAGTTAGTTGGAATGTTAGCACAAACGGTACTAGCAGATTATTTAAGACAACCAAGACCTGATACATCAGTAGGATTCGATGGAGGTTACGACTACATAATAAACAATAAAAAAGTTGACGTTAAGTGTATGGCTAGAAAAGGATATATGATAGGTAATTATGTCCATAATCTAATAGCTTACCAAAAGAACTATGACGTTGACTACTACATATTTACTAGTTTAAATACTACTACAAATGAGTTAGAAGTTTGTGGAGTGATAAATAAAGAAAAATTCTTTAGTATGGCTAGTTTATTTGAAAAAGGTACAGTTAGATATAAAGGTAAAACAGCATTTACTTTAGAAGCACCTACATATGAACTAAAGCAGTATAAATTATTTTTAGTAGGAAATGTTGATGATGTTGTTGACATACATACCAAAATAAGGTAATATACATATTAAGGAGGTTATATATATGACTGTACAAGAACTAATACACTTATTAGAGCAAATAGAAGACAAAACAAAAGAAGTTAGAGATGGTGAGTATGGAGATTCAATAGAAGGTATATTTGAATTTGACACTTGCGTATACATATAAGGAGGATTTATATGAAAGTGGAAGATAAATTCAAGATAATATGTTTAAGTTGTGGTAGTGAAGATGTATCTATTAGAGAAGATATAGGCTACGACTATGACGAGTGTCCGTACATACATGGTTACTATTTAGAGTGTAACAGTTGCAAAGAACATAATTTATTTTAGGAGGAACAGATATGCAAGTAGAATTAGATTTGGTAAAAGAACTTTTAATGGTATATGATTCTGTAAAACAAGGATATATAGAATCAAGTAATTTATCGGCTGATTTGAATTTAAAAGATGCAATGGCTAGATTAGAGGTATTAATAAATATATTAAATTAAAGGGAGAGTAGTAGAATGAAAGTAGAAATAATAAACAAAGAACAAGTAGAACAATTAATGCCTATTTGGGGAGAAACAGCTTGTATATGTTATGATACACCTACAAAGTTTAAAAAGGGTGTAGCTAAAACAGTATTAAGTACAGGACATTTTAGTGGGTCTAGAGGACAGTACATATACTTTAAAATAGAAGATGTTCCAAGAAGTTTAGCAGACCAAATGGCTAGACATTCAGTAGGTACAGCAGTTAATATGCAATCATTCAGATATGTTAAGATGGAAGACTTTACATATTATACACCATCTTTAATAGAGAAGTATCCTGAAGCTAAAGCTATATACGAGGATACAATGGAAGTTATTAAACATAACTACAATGAGATAGTGGGTATATTAAATGAAAAGGGTATAAAAGGTGAGAAAGCTAATCAATCAGCTAGAGGTATTCTTCCTATGAACACTAACACAAAGCTAATAATGGCATTTACATTAGAAGCATTAATGAACTTTATGGAGAAAAGATTATGTGTTAGAGCAGAAGAACATATCCGTAAGTTAGCAAAGCTAATGAGAGATGAAGTGTTAGCTATAATACCTGAATTAGAGGATAAGTTAGTTCCAGCTTGTGAAGCTAAACTATGGTGTCCTGAAGGGAAGATGTGTTGTGGAAAGTATCCTACTAAAGATAAACTTAAGGAGATGCTTTGTCAGTTAAAGTAAAAGAACTAATGCAGAGGAGGATAAGACAGATACTTGTCCACTCTTGCATCTATTATGAGTTCGATATGAATATAGTACCTGATTATGAATATGACAGGTTTGGTAGGGAATTAATAGAGTTAATAAAGAAGTATCCACAATACTTAAAGGAGTTAGAATTTGGGATTGATTTTATAAAGTATGTTGATATGCCATCAGGATTTAACCTACCGTATAGGCATCCTGATATAATGAGAAAGGCTCAACAGTTACTAAAGATTAGGGGGATGTTATAATGTTCGGATTACATAAAGGTACATGGAAATTACTGTCAGAGTTATTATTGATGTTAGCTATGACAATATTATTTATAGTAACAGTAGGATTATCTATAGCATTAGATTCGGCAGTAGGTGGATTCCTAGCGATAATCTTGTTCGTAATAATATGTAAATTATAAATTTTTTTTTTAATTTTTATATTGACAGACAATTCCCTTCTATGGTAATATATAACTGTAGAAAGGAAGGGTCGATATGAAAAAGACTAAAGCAATGTTATTAAAAGAGTTTAATAAAATACAAAAAGATTATTTAAAAGCTGTTAGAGAAGGTCGTGTAAAAGAAGCACAAGAGATATTTGATGCTAGACTTGCTTTAAGGGAATCATTGAGGAAGGTGGATAAGAGTTATGACAAGAGAAGATAAGTGGTATGTATTAGAATTAGTAGTATTAACTTGTGTGATGATGTTAGTTATGCAAGAGATTACTGCTAGAGATGTAGAGAAAAGATTACTAAATATAGAAGGTGGAATTAACACACAAAACTTTTTATTGGAGGAATTATTAAATGATTAAGTTTTTGATGTACTTTACAATATCGACTTGGATATTAAGTGGATTATTTATATTAATAATGGTAAGATATGCTAAAAATAAAGGAGAATGGTAAAATGGGAAATAAGTTAGTAATTGGTATATTAATATTTGTATCAGCAATAGCAGCAACAACAATATATAAGCTACAAGCAGAGGTAATAACTCTAGAGGAGAAATTAGCTAATACAGAGAGTGCTAATGAAGTATTAGTAGAACAACTAAAACAAATAATTGGAGGAAGATAATATGAATATAGTAGAAGCTATGGAGTATGTTAAACAAGGTAAAGAGATTAGCCTATATGGTAAGGTTATTAAAATGAACAGTAACGGTAACCTAATGAGAACTTATTACAGAGATTTTAAAGTAAAAGCAGAAGAGATGTATACACCTTCTATGGAAGACATGTTATCTGATGATTGGGAACTAGTAACAACAGAGATACCTAATGGAGCAGTAATTAGAGTACATGAGACTGATTTAGTAGTACATGAAGGCTACAGAGGTAGAAGATACCTAATAGATACATACAATCATAAAGTAATACTTGAGTATGAGAATGAAGACCTTATGCTAATAGATATAGATAGAAGAGGTGGAGAGTTAGTTTGGTGCTAACTAACAATTAATATTAGATACTAAAGGAGATAATAGATATGAAATTAATAGAAGCATTACAAAAATGGAACAAGGTTACTAATGATGGAGGAATGTCTTACTTTACCACTAATAGTGAAGGTACTATAGTATATCACAGAGAAGGGTGTGGAGGAGGTTTCCAGCCTACACTAGAGTTATTTAACAGTACAGGTTGGTTTGAGTATAGAGAGCCACTAATATTACCTAGAAGGGAAGAGGAAACGGAATATTACTACATAGATGGGTATGATGAACTTGTGGTAGCTACCGATAATGATAGTTGGGCTGATGAGAGACATTTCGATTCCTATAATTACACACCAAACATACAACTAATTCAATATATGAAGGATAAGCAATTTATCCAAAGAGTTTGTATAGTATTAAATTACTTAAATAAAGATAATCCTGATAAAGAGATATTAATATCAGAGTATATCAGAGATAACTATAAAGAGATTATAGATAGAATAAAAGTATATGAGTTAAGTAACAATTTATAGGAGGTATATAATATGTACAAAGTAAAGAATATAACAATACAAAATGGGGAATTAATCCAAAGGATGGTTAAGGAGTGGATAGAATCAAGAAACCATATTTCAATAATAAGTGTAAACATATGGTGCAATGGGGAATCTAATAAACATTATGCAACTATAGTATACAGGGAGGTACAATACATTGGATAAATTAACTTGTGAGGATATAAAAGATTACATACTAGATGTAAGCGTAGATACAGAAAACTTAAGAGATTATGAAAAGGAATACTATAATGATATATTAGATGCAACCATAAAATATATACAAGGTAGGACTAGATATAGAATGATACACAATACCATATAGAGAGAGAGGTACAGTATGATAACTAAAGAGAGGATATTACAACTTAAACTACATGACAACTTCAAGACCTTTTGTGATAATCAAGAAAACTGTATAAGATGTTTGTTGCAACAAGAGGATTTAATCTATGAAGCATATGACCAGCCATGTAGTATAATATATGCATTATTAAAGATAATACAAGAAGGGTAGCCGATAGGCTATCTTTTTTTTATGTTACTAAAGAGATTCGACCTTTTATACGCCATTTTAAGACCCTTCTATTAGTCTAATAATACTATAGTATACCGAATAATATACAATCTCTTACACTAACAAATAAAGAGATATATAACATAAAGAGATATCAATATAAGAGATATATATAATATAAAGAGAAATAAAAGAGAAAGCCCCCACATTATTAGCCCCCAATATAAGAGAAGGGAGTACCCTGTTTTATTTTAAGTCCGTATAAAATCAGGAGTACCCCTTTCAAAAATAGTGTGCGAGTTATATTTTACACTCGAAGTGAGAATGATTATCAAATAGAAGGAGCCCCCTTATTGAGAATGATTATCGCCCCTTATTGAGAATGATTATCACTTGAAGCTGGTTATTATTTGTGTGTTTTATTAGATGATAATTATTATTATTTATTAATATATGTTATGTGATAATGTGTTGTAATTGATAAGTGTTATTATGTGGTTGTGGATAACTTAAATGTTAATTTGTGGATATTTTTATTTTACATTTATGTACATGGTACTACATTATAGCCCCTATGTATTAAATGATAATGATTATTATTGTATATCTCTTTATATGATTAGATACAAAAAAGAAAAAAAAAAGACGTTTGTTATACCGTCGGGTTTTATATTATACTCTATTTTTTCCTTTTGTTGAGTTGTTTTTTTTGTATTTTTTATTAT